TGATGCTGCAACTGATGGCGTCACACCGTCAGGGTGACCTGAAGGGCTACCTGAACCGCGTTGTAGGTAAGCCTAAGCTGTTGATCATTGACGAAGTGGGCTATCTGCCGTTCGGTAAAATGGAGGCGAACCTGTTCTTTCAGGTCGTTGCTAAACGCTATGAGTCAGGCAGCGTGATCCTGACCAGCAACCTGCCGTTTACTCAGTGGTCCGGAACGTTTGGTGATGACGAAACGCTGACGGCAGCGATGCTGGATCGGCTGCTTCACCATGCGCATATTGCCCAAATCAGCGGCCAAAGCTACCGACTGAAGGATAAGCTGAAAAGCGGTCAAATCCAGAAGAAAACGAAAGCAACAACGTTCGAGTAATTCAAAGGGGGTGGGTCAGAATTCGATCGGTATTGACATGAAAATAAACCAGGGTGATTTCCCTGCTGTACGGGCTTTAGCCGTCACTGTTGCTCTGACCGCTCTTTCCTTTGAACGCTTGAACTGACGGCCTTTAGGTCTGCTCTTGTAAAGATAAAAATGGCCTTCATGCTGTGCTTCTTTACTTCGTCCCAGCAGACCCCTGCCTAAATAAATCGCCGTTGTGGATGCTTTTTTGCCTGAATCTATAACCTTTTCCCACCCATTTGATGCGCCGCGCGATAAATGCGCCCATTTCCGTGAGATAAATGGCATCGCTGCGGCGTTTCAATATTTGCAAAAGAATTACATTCCTACTGCGTTATCCTTCCTCTGACCATCCACCGGAAAGTATCGGTAAAGCGTCGATAACCCTACACCGTAGATAATGGCCAACTGGTGGCGGGTGTGCCCCTTCGCCAATAGCCGCCCAATCTGCTCTCGCTCATGCGCTTTTAATGCGTTGGGCCTTCCACCTACGCGTCCCTTTGCCCTGGCTGATGCCAGCCCGGCCAGTGTTCGTTCGACGATCAGCTCGCGTTCCATCTCCGCCAGTGCCGACATCACATGGAAAAAGAAACGCCCCATGGCAGTACTGGTATCAATACTGTCTGTTAAAGAGCGGAAGTGGGCACCGCGTTCATGTAACTCTGATATCAGTGCGATCAGGTTCTTAACGCTGCGTCCCAGCCTGTCCAGTTTCCACACGACCAGGGTGTCTCCGCTATTAACGTACTTTAATGCGCGTTTCAGACCGGGGCGACTGGCAACTTTTCCGCTCATACGGTCTTCAAAAATGCGGTCACAGTTTGCGCTTGTGAGTGCATTACGCTGTAAATCGCTGTTCTGGTCGATTGTTGATACGCGGATATAACCAATGGCGGCCATCAATTCTCCTCCTTTATGTCGCGGTAGGAGGATTTTTACAGATTTCGCTATGTGTAACTGCTTTTCCAAAAACCAAGGTTTTTAAGAAAGGCTGCTTTATTTGGAATATCTGCACCGTTCTGGTCTTTGGCCAGCTTTTCCGCCAGCTTGTTCAGCACGGTGGTCGCAAAGTTCGGATCGTTTCCAAGAGCGTCCGCCAGCTCTTTCAGCGTATCCAGGGTCTCTGGTGCTGTGCCAGCAAGAGCCGAAATCGCTCTTGCCACAAACTCTGTCGTCACCAGTTTTTTACTGTTGTCGTTCGCAGCAGGTGTAGGGGCTGTAGGCGTCCCGGTGAATGTTGGGCTGGCCTTCGGCGCGTACTGGGTATGAGGGTCGGCTGCCGCGATGTGTTCAGCCAGGTCTGCTCCGCCTTTTTCGACCTTCTGTTTAAGGTATGAAGTGCGGCTGGCCAGCTGTTTAGCCTGACGGTTAGATATCCCGTCAGGCCCGCCCAGAACGGGGTCAGAGACCTCGATTTGGTAGACGCCTTCTTCCCACTGCGGGGTTTCGGGTAGGTTTGCCATAGTTAACTGCTCCCGTGGTTATAGCTGCCGTCATAGTTGACGGTGTTGTTGTAGCGAATAGCGACAGACTGATACTCCAGACTCGCCAGATGGCAGCGGGTCGGAGCAAAAGCTGCCAGCGTCTGGCGTAACAGCGCCGCCTGATCGTTAGTAATGGGCTGCTGAAGGATGACGCGATAAACCGCCCATGCTTCAGCATCGCCGTGGACAAAAAGCCCGTTGTAAGTGTGTTTGCCGTCGTAGCCAATCTGGCCAGTACCTTCAATCAGATCCACTTCACCGAAGCCGAAACGGCGGATAATCTCCCGGATTGACCACGGCGTCCCTTTATAGCGGTGCAGCTCGATGGCTGATTTGATAAGCGTGCGACGCACATCATCCGATTCCGCCAGCTCCCAGCCATCGCCGAACAACGAGAACTGCTCGCCCAGCCATGGCAGCGCGGAGCTGTCGACAATATCGACCAGATAGACCATCAGTACGCTCAGGTCGATATTGTCCAGCCGCCCGGCCAGTCTGCCCAGTGCTCTGAGGCTGATATCACCCTCAAGTGGTGGCGGGAGTTGTAGCGGCTCAGCCATCGGACACCCCGGTCATGTTGAGAGTGATTGCCGTACAGTTTGCCCACTCGCTTTCAGCAACGACCCTCAGCGCAGGGGTCACCAGTTCGACCTGGTAGACCCCGGCAACGGACAGCACGCTGATAATCTGACTGGGGACAATATCGCGGCCCAGTGCTGCGGTACGGGACGCCACCCAGTTCTGTATGGCGCTGTTAGCGGTGTCTTTTATCGAGTTGGCATCCTGGTCACGGTAGATTGTGATGTTGGCTTCAATGGTGTAATCCACCTGCACTGGCGTTTTAGCCCGCACGGTATCAGTAAGTGGCCTGACTTTTTCGTCCGAACAGAAACTCTCAACCAGTGTGAGGATGCTGTCATCCGGCAGGCCGGTACTGAGTAGCGGATACAGCTCAACTGTGCCCGAAACCGGGGAGAGCACGGCAACGTCGACGATATTGGGATGGGCCTGCATGGCATGAAAGCGATATGCCTTACGGCTTCCGGCATTCGTGAACGATTCCGGGGCCAGTTTGATGCGCTCGCGCAGCCTGTCGTTGTCTTCCTGTTCTGAGCCGCCAGAACTGGCCGCTAGATTGGTCACCTGCAGGTCAACGTTATCAATCTCATCGAGCAACTGACTGACCTGCGCAGGTTGCCATCCGTTGCCAGCGACGCCCGGTTCGGTACAAGTGGCCGTGGTGTTGACCAGCAGCAACCCGGCCTTCAGAACCACGTCCGTATCGGTGGAAAAAATAATGCTGTCGGAGGCACTGACGCGGGTACCTGCCGGGATCAGCACATCGATAACGAGAGCTTCATCCACGGAGAACTGGAGTTGGATGGAGGCAGGTTGCGCGGCCAGACGGTACACGCCGACCAGTTCACCGAGGTAATCAATCATCGGCTCACGGGCAAAGGCGACCAGATTCTGTTTGGCTGCTTCCTGCGGCGCCACCCTGACCAGCATTTCGCGGTATGCCCACAGGTCAATCAGCAGGCGCTCGGCCTGAGCGGGATACAACGTTTTACCGGTTGCGGCTTTGTATTGCGCAATCATCTCAGCAGTGATTTTATCGGCATCGCGTTCAATAAAGTCGGGTTCTGTCAGCGCCATAGCAACTCCTGAGTTCGGGTCTGTCCGTCAGAGCCTTTCCAGCTCACCCGGAGCGTAAGATGTTCGCCGTCAAAGGCGGGTTTAACCGACATAAGCTGGCAGCGAGGCTCCCAGCGCCGAATGGCATCGACGGACTCGCGCACCACATGCGGGATAGCCCGGTTGATGGGCCAGTCAATATAAAGGTGCAGATTGCTGCCAAACTCCGGGCGATGCGGGTCGCTGCCGCGAGGAGTACGCAGGATAATTTGGATGGCCTGCCAGATATCATCCAGCCCCTTGACGATTTCGCCGGGGGCCTGCAGGGCCGGTTGCCAGAATACGGAGGTTGTTTTCATAGGGGCAGTATTGCCCCTGAGCAGAAACGCCGATATTAAAGGCGTTTAAGAAGGTCAGTGGGAGTGATGACTGGAGTTCTGGCCGTCAGAGAGCATGCTACCTGTAGAGTGGGCATTGCCGTTGATTTCAAGGTTTCCGTTCACCGTGGTGGTATCAGCGGTCAAATCAATAGTTTTCCCCTTCAGGCTGATACCTACCGCAACCTCGATTACTATGCGCTCAATACCGCCTTTGACCGTCAGCGTATGGGTCACGCGGTTATAGCTGAACTTAGCCCCGTCTGCGTACTTTGTGCCGCGAGTATCCTTGTCATTAAATGGTGGTCTGTCGACCTCGGAGTAAACTGCACCGAGAATGACACCATCCTCGCCGTTGGCATCGAGCAGTACCTCAACCTACTCCCCCACGTCAGGGAGCCAGTAATCTTTATTGTTCTGGGTATTGCGCTGCAGCACGTTGAGCCAGTTGGTGCGCAGGTTATCGCACTCAGGCAGGCGCACGCGGGCCTGAACCTTGTCGGCATCGACGGCGCTGACCGTACCGACCTGACGGGTGACAAGAGACATTACTTATCTCCCTTTATTACCGTTGATGTGGTGCCATCGTATTTGTAGACGGTGAGCGTCTGAGTTTTGCCGGTCTTTTTACCTTTCCTGGCCTTGCCCTGCGTGACAGGCCCTCGTGCCACCTCCAGTTCTGTAATGTAGCCGCTGTTACGGTCAAACGCATGGCGGGCAGTGGTTATCAGCCATGGCCCGGATAACTGACCAAAACCCACCAGTTCAATTTTGTTGCCCGCCGTCAGCTGTGGCGTGCCCATTAACGTCAGGGAGCCGCTCTGCTGATATTCGTTATGGCTGGCCAGCGCTGAGTCCGCCTTGATTTTTGCGCTGTCAGGGTCGCTGACGCGGCTGTTGACCTTCAGTGAGTCGGCGCTGGTGACCTTTGCAAGTTTTACCTGACTGTCACTTTCTCTGATGCCACCGGCAACTTCGTAGGCGATCAACTTTTTACTGCTGCTCTTCTGATGTTTTACCTTCGCGGACTTGTAGACCCGGTTGATGGTGTCGCGCAGGGAAAAGCGGGCCACATCCTGCGGTTTCAGTTGCTTAACCGGCTCCTGTCCACGAAGCGTGGCCAGATGGGAGAAAATCAGCTGGTCGCTGACCACTTTCACCGCATAACCATACTCGCTGGCCAGTCGCCGCAGGAAGCCCACGTCCGTTTCAGCGTACTGCGTTACACGGTCAATTTTGATGGATTCAATGCTGCCAACCAGCTTCAGTTGATGCTTTTTGGCGATACGTCCGGCAATGGCTGCCAGCGTGGTGCTCTCAAAGCCGCGACTGGATTTAGTGCGTAAGGCGTTGTTAACCGATGTGGCCACGCCCCGGATAGCGACAACGGACGCGGGCGAACTCACTTCGATCTCGTCTATCGAGAATGTACCGCAGGACAGCAGTTTCTCGCCCTGATAGCCCATCTTCAGCGTCAGCGTGTCACCCTTGCCCGGATACCACTTATCCAGCCAGCGACCATCGGTGTCGTCCAGCTCCACCTCAATGGTATCGGACTCGCTTTTGATGTTATCGCTGTAGGTCACGCGGGTGACATAAGGTGCGATATCGTTAGTGATGTTCTTCTGCAGATACCACAGGGTGAATACCGGACTCAGAACGTCGCTGATGCCAGTCAACGCTGATGCGGCCTGTGTGGTGTTATTTACCTCAGCCATGGGGCAATATCCTCTTCTGTGCTGGCATCGGTAGCTTCGATAACCGGAATCAATAACAACAAACCAGAGGGCAGCACCGGCGTGATGGCCACGTGCGGATTGGCGGCAATAATCCGGGGATAACCCAGCGGGTCGCCGTAGTACTGCCATGCCAGAGAATCCCAGCGCTCTCCGTAACGGGTGACATGTTCAAGAAACATCACACACTCCTCGCCAGTATTTTGGCTGCCATAGTGCTTAACCCCGGCGACATGCGGGTGAAGGTGGTGCTGGCGGAGTTAAGCTGGCCGGAAACGGCATCCAGCGCCGCAGCGATATTGCTGCCATCAACGCCGCTCAGCGAAGACTGCGCCTGTTGTACATACGTAGCCGCATCACTGCTGGCTCTGGCCAGACTGATGGCTTCGGGCATGGATTCGGAGAGCGCATTAAATGCCGGAATGCTTTGACCTAGCGCCCCGGACACGTTGCCCAGACCGCTCATCAGACCCGGCACGCGGGTCAGCGCGACAGCTGGGTTATCCTTCATCTTCTGTGCGACCCGAACGGCACTGATGGTGGTCTGGAGAACGGATTGCGCCTGTTTGGCATAATTGACACCGTCGCGGACGTACTGCGCCACCCCGGAAGGTGAAGGAACGGCACCGGAGACCGCTCCGACGCCGGGAACCTGCTTGCGTATTGCAGGCGGCTGCAGCGGGTTCTTCGGGTCGCCGATATACTCCCGCAGCGATGCGGTGGCGTTGACGGCCAGCACGTTGCCGGTGCTGTCGGTCTGTTCGCTGATTGCTGTCACATCGGTAATGACGAACCAGCCACGATAGTCGCCATTCCCGAAGACCAGCGCCAGCGCCTGATGGGCTTTCATGGCTGTTCGCAGTCGTGCCAGTTCGATGTCGGGCACACAATAATGCTGATGGAAGACCAGGCTTATCTGGATTTCGTCCAGCTTATCGCCGACGAACTGCAGGCCGGGTTTTCCTTCGATGCGGGCATGTTCGGCATAATCGACGCCGAATGTCGCTTCGAAGCCGTCCCAGTAGGTAATCAGCTCGAACTCAATATCACCCAGTACCGCAAACATTATTCGTACCTCCTGCGTTGCTGCTGAGCCAGCAGGCGTTCCAGCATTTTCTCCAGCTCATGCAGGCTCATATTCAGTGCGCCAGCAAGCCCGGCAGGTGCGGCAGTTTCTTTGCCATTGAGGTAAAACTGGGGATTAAAGCTGACCTGAATACCACCAGAGGTTCCGCCACCGGCTGCTGCCGCGCCACGACCTGAATAACCTGCAGCCATGATTTCCGGCGACGGGATGCGTGGAACGTCCGGGGTCATTTCGGTGGCCAGACGTTGCCCGGCGAGTGCGGCCAGCGGCGTGGTACGCTGCAGACCGATAGCGGCCCCCTGGCCTATGTTGTCGCCAAAGCCCATAAATACACGGCTCGGGGAGTGAATACCCAGGGTTTCTTTAAACCAGCCGGAGATCGAATTACCAAAGTTAACGATAGTATCTTTTGCGGCCGCAAGTTTATTGCCGATCCCGTTCACCAGCCGGCAATCAGGTTGCCGCCGAAGTCAGTAAAGTTTTTCGGCAAGTCGACGCCAAACCAACTCATGACCCCGGCAAAGGCTTTATAGAACAACCCAAGGGGCGACCAGTTCATGATGAGTTTGCCGATGCCAACAATACCGCCGTTAAATGCCGTCTTAATACTGCCCCAGATACCAGAAAACCAGCCTGTCACGCTGCCCCACGCCGATTTAATACCGCTCCAGGCACTGCTAAACGCAGAGGTGACCTGCGCCCACATTCGCTTAAAGAAAGCAGAAATTGGCCCCCAGTAGCGGTAGATCAGATAAGCGGCCATGGCTAGGCCAGTGATGATTAGTCCAATGGGATTCATCAGCAGCGCCCGACCTATGAAGAGAACGGCACGACCCGCGAGCATTAGTCCACGAACCAGCCCACCACCGAGCACGCGGGCCAGTGTTCCGGCTCCTTTGGCAACCGTACTGAAGCCGGTCACCAGCCAACGTAGTTTGCCGCCTTCACCCAACGCGAGCGATAGCCGCAGCCAGTTGGCCCGAAGAAGCATGGCGTTTTTCCAGACATTGACGAAAGGGGAAATAAGAAGATTCAGGCCGAGCTTGAGGCCGATGGTGGCCATCTTGAATGCAAGTAATGCACCAACCACTTTAATAGCACCACTCACCAGTTGCGGGTTAGCCGCGATCCATTTGCCGACGCTGTCTATTAAGGGGATGAACGTTTCCCCCAACTGGATTAATGCTGGTTTTAATGACGCTCCGATGCTGATAGCTGACTCGTTAAAACCCACCTGAGTCCTGCGCCAGCGCGCCTCAAGCGTATCATTTTGCTTCTTAAAATCAGTGCTGAGCGTGCTCTGAGCTGCAGGGCTATTCATTTCCTTTTTATTGGACTGATACTTATCCTAGCCCTGGCGCATCGACAGGAGATGGTTGACGGTCTGAATATCAGTAAAGACTTCTGCCAGTCCGAAGGACTCCATCAGCTTCTGCTGGCCTTCCTGGTCTCCCGAGTCCTTGGCAGCATTCCACTGTTGTACGAAAGCCTTGCCTTTGTCGTCGATGAAAGCATTAGCAATCATCAACGAGGATTCATACTGCGAGAACCCTTGTGAGACAAGGTTCTGCATGGATTTCTGATAATTAATCCCGGCTTTCGCATATTTCTGCATGGTATCGCCTCGCCCCATAGCCGCCAGCCAGTTGGACATATTGGTGACGGCCTCTTCAGATGAGCCACTGCCTTTACCCACCTCTAGGCTGGAGACGATCTGCATAATCGCTTCTTTGCCTGTGATACCACGGGCAGCAAAAGCTTTGGCCAAACCCGGCAGTGCCTTAGCCATGTCTTTCAGTTCAAACGAGCCGAGTTTTGCACCAGTAGCAGCCATACCAAATGCCTGCTCCAGTTCTTTGGCATCGGTAATTTTGAGGGCATCGCTGAAGGCATAGGTCATTTTGGCGAGGTCGGTCATATCGGCTTTGGTGGCCGTGGCCGCTTTACCGAGCATCCCGGCAAAGGTCGCTGCCTGCTGCGGATTCATGCCATCGGCAACTAACTGGCCAACGCCGCCCAGCAGAGATTCCTGGAGCTGATTGACCTGCAGGGATGCCCGACGAATGGCAGTGCCGATGGCCTGTTCCTGTCTTGAATCCAGATCGCCGGTGACGCTGATATCGCGTAGCTGGGATTCAAACGATGAATATTGTTTGACAGAGGCCATGACCGGTGCGCCCAGCGTTCGGGCGATACCGTAAGTCTCTGCCCCCTGACCATAGAGCGCCATACGGTTGGATTTCAGCGCATCACTGGTGGCCGATACCGCCGACAGACGGCGCTGCTGCCGCTCAATCTGCTCCATTGTGCGACTCACCCGCAGCAGATCGCTGTTGAGGCGTTGCATCCGGGATGAACCCAGCTGGCCATAGCGCTCTGTTGCACGGGTTAAGGCGTTCTGGCGATCCTGGAGGCGACGTGACGTATCGCCGAGGGAGTCAAGGGCGCGTCGGGTACCGCTGACGGCAGAGCGAAAGCTGCTCCCGACAATGCCGCCAATGATGACGCCGACTGAAAATTCACTGGCCACGGTGGTTATCCTCTGAAAGCAAAAAGACAGGAGAGAAATGGTGGGGAACCATAAAGAACAGCCGCGAAGTGCGGCTGCTTGGGCTGGGGAACTACTGATTGTCGCAGTACTCGCTTTTGATTTGCTCTTCAGCCTGATCCAGCCACATTTCCAGCTCGTCAGTATCGAGAGCATCAATCTCCCCCGGCTGAAATCTAAACCACCTCGCCAGCAGCCCCTGCGCCCGAATCAGCGTCTTCGTTGCCCTTGCCCAGCCCAGTGACTTGCTGAAATCGTTTCTGCAACTCCATGTAATCAGCAAGATCCATATTATCGAGGTCTTCCGGCAGAATCCCGGTGCTGCGGGCAATCAGCGGTTCATCCCAGTCGGCAGGGTCTTTACTGGTTTTTCGTACCTGCTTCAGGTCTTTGACCGTGAGGCGCTTCATTTCAACCTGCTCAACTCGGGTACCAGCTGCGGTGGTGAACGGATAAGTCAGCAGAAAAATATTGGATTTGGTTTCTGACATGTTCGTGCTCCTGTGTAAGTTCAGAGCAGTATGTCCGGTTGTGAGGGTGACAGATATTAAAGGGGATTAAGAAGAAAGGGGCCGAAGCCCCTCAGATATCAGTGAGTGCGAAAACCCTTGCAGTTGCGCAGGAACGCAATGAGTAGCGCTTTTCCTTCAACTTTACCGATGCCGGTAAACCAGTGGTCGGGTGGTGTCCAGGCTTCAATCAAATCGGCCAGCCTGCAGGCCTTTGAGCGGGTACAGTCAATCGGATCATTGGTTTTACGGGTATTAAAAAGGTTTTCCACGCCCGGAATATCCAGAATGGTGAACCAGGTGCCATTCCCCATGCCGATAGACCCGCAGTTTCCGCCTTTGTCCTCAATCTCGACGGTCACCGTCAGCCCCCGATATTGATGCGGTAGTCAGTCAGCTGGTCAACGCCGCCGACGCGGAAGATGTTGGCCAGATAGTCCAGCTCCAGTAGTTCTTCACCGTCCAGCACCTGCTTGATGTACGTCCAGGTGAAGCTACTTGAGAACTCGGCGTTCTCATGCTATTTAAATGTCCCCAGCGGGTTCTACTTGAACATGATCGTCAGGAAGGTGAGCAGCGGGATTTCATCAATCAGCCCCTGCGAACTGTAGCGCTGTACGCTGGAGCGGCACTGCAGGGCCAGCGATTTATATGGATTAGCGGCAGACAACATGGCGTCGCGATAGAAGCTGTTCCACTTAATCTCGCCTTCCATTTTGTCGAAGCCTGCCGGGAGTTCTACCTTGCCCACCATCCCCAGCGCTTTGTGCTCCTGCATGGTCATGGACACGTCAGGAAGCTTGACCTCCTCGGCCCGGCCCAGCAGGTTAGCGCCATCCAGATAGATGTTGGCATTGGTGATGCGGTTGATCTCAATCTTTGCCATCAGCTATTCCCCTTCAGGGTTAACAGGTATTCCGAGGTGATCTCGGTCTCAAACGTCAGTCGCTCCAGCGGCGGTGGCGGCGTGTATTTGTAGCTCAGTAACAGGTGACCGGCGGCAAGCTCCGTCTCTTCGTTGCGGGCCGGATCAAACCAGCACTTAAAGCCCAGCAGCGCACCGTCGCCAATCATCTTGCGGCCATAGGCGTTGACCGACTCCGTCAGCGCATCAATCAGCGCCTGGGTGACAGGCATATCGATGTACTGCTGGCTAAAGTAGCGCAGGGACTCGTTAATCACATCGCCGGTGCGACGAACGTTCTCAAAGTTGCGCATATGGGTCACCGTTGGCCACGCGGCGGTGCGGTTTCCCCAGAGGCGCAGACCGCTGCCGTAGCTGCTGAAGACCGTAGTGATGCCCTGTTCGTTAAGCAGGTTCACCTCGCTCTGCGGGTCGTCAATCATCGCTGACAGCTGGCGCTCCACGCCGGTGATACCCAGGATTTCCTGATTGGATGACGACCACCAGTAACCCTTATCCAGGTCAACTTTGGCACGCAGACCTGCAGCGCGCTGGCTCAGTGGTTCCAGTCGTTCGCTGTTGGTGGCCGTGTCATACACCCTGACGTGCGGATAGCACAGACGGACGCGGTCGGAGCTGGTGTTGAAGTTAATGGTGCCTTCCGGGCCACGCCCCGTCAGCGCCTGCGCAAAGGTGGTACCAATTGGCGCGTCGATATAAGTCACCGCGCCCAGCTTCTCAGCCATGGGGATAAGCTCAACCGAGACGCTGTTCTGGGTGCAAAACACCGAGGCAATCAGAATGTTGGCGAAGTAGCCAAACAGGTTAAAGCTGTCGTTAAGCAGCTTCATACCGGTACGGTTGCCGGCTGCGTTAACTGCACCGATGATATCCGTCGGGGTGACTTTGGTCGGGTCAGCATAGTTATAGCTGGCCTTCGCGGTTGCGCCCGCCGCAATGCTTTTCCCGAGGCTGGTGACCAGGCCGCTCTGCGCATCAAGCGAGTAGTCTTCACCCTCGACATAAGGCTGGCCGTCGCTGCCCGGTTTCAGCACCAGCTGCGCGACCACCGGATTGGCCAGCTGCGCTCTGCCCGTTGTTTTATCGAACGTCACATCCTCATCGGCCACAGCGGTTTTATGCAGAGCCGGATCGAGCACGTTAATCACCAGAACGGTACCTGCGCCGTGGTCGTAGATGGCATCCAGCGCCTGCGGAATGGTAAAGCCGGTAAGCTGATTGCCAAACGCAGCTGCATCTTTCTCAGACAGGCACTGCACCAGCATATTGACGTCACCCATCGGGGCGGTACCAATAAGTCCAATAACGGCAGACTTCACCGTTTTAACCGGGCGGGCACCGTTTTCCACCTCAATGGTTTCGACGCCGTGCAGATAGTTAGCTGACATGGGTGTCCTCCAGTTTCACATCGCTGTCGCCACCGTTCCTGCGCTTAGGTAACTGAGGCGCGGGTGTGATTGCGGGGCTGGCTTCTTCAGGTACCGGCGTCAGGTGCTTCAGCGCCACCAGTACCTTCACATAGTCATGCTCCTCCGGCAAGGAGACGTTCTTCCCTGGCCAGAGCAGGATTTCGGTTCCGTCCGACAGCGTGACGCCGCTCGCCGGGACGGAATAGCGGTATTTTTTCTTCACTCGCGTTCCTCATAGTTCACTTCGGTTAACAGCGGGCCGGACGGTAAGTCGCTGTCCTCGATAAAGACGCTTTCCGTTGCAAAGTCGAGGGCGTACTGCCACAGCCCCTTGATCTCACCGATAAACACCTCGCGGGTCAGCCAGATACGACGGCGGCAGTTCGGCGGGGTGTAGCCACCCAGAATGCGACGTATCGCATCCAGGACGTCAATTGCACCTCTTTTACCGTTGAGCTGGCGGAAGACCACTGTGACGCACAGCTGGATGGTCTGAGGCTGGATAACCGCCCCGATATCATTGGGCCTGTCGAAGCGCGAACCAGCATAGCTCACCAGCAGCGCCCCAACGGGGTGATCCAGACGATATCCAGCCGGTTTCTCAGGAAAATACTCCACCTGTAGCTGAGGGAGTTTCTCTTTAAGACGGCCAAGTACCGCATCAAGGACGGGCAGAATGTTCATCAGTATTTCTCCAGCAAACCATCGCGCCCGCCAAAGGTGGGACGGCGTGCCCTGGCGCGGATTTCGCCGGACTCAGGCACATCCTTCTGGGTTGACTGCAGCCCCAGCGTGAGCTTGTTATCACGCAGAGACTCCAGCTGACGCCGGGCCTCTTTGTGGTCATCCTTCACGGTGTCCGGGACGGCACCTTCCGGGCGGCGGGTGTAGAGCCGGTAACGCACCATCGTAATGGCGATGTCCCGCAGAACGGTGGGCACCTCCGCCAGCGGCAGGGTGTAACGCCCGCGCAGATGGGCATCAATCAGCTCATCGGCGTAGCGAATACAGCTGTCCACTACCCCGGTTTTAACCGTTGCAGGCGAATCGAAGTCCAGCTCTTCGTTGGTAAGCTGGACCAGCGTCCGTTCCGGTATCTGCTCAAGCAAATCCGCCAGGGTGCAGTACATGTCACACCCCCCGCAGGATGCGGATAACGTCACCTTTAGCCAGTGCCTCATCCAGCGCGATACCGGCTGGAATGCCAGCCGGAGTATCGCCAGAAGCCGCTGTTTGGGGAACGGCGCAGGCGTCTTTGTCTGACTGCACGTTCTGTCCCCTGGCGACAGCCGCGCCAGCTTCGACGGCGAGGATGCCGAGCACATTGACCGGTGTGACATCACCGGCTGCGGCATCGACTTCTGCCACACCCAGCGCAACCGCGCCAGCCTGACAGGGGGCATTATCGGCACCCACAAAACGCTGCTGAACGAGGGCCGCAAGGGCGACGACAGAGGTGGTCAGAATGACCTGTTGAGTTGCACTCATGGTCGTTTCCTTATTTCACGATGTTGGTGATGAGATACCCGGCATCGCCGCCGACCACGGCGACTTTGTAGATATCGGTATAGCGACAGTACTTCACCTTGCCGCCGACGCCGTCGTATTTGTCCGCAACCGGCATGCCCTTACGACGCAGGGTATAACCGAACGATGGTTCGTTTTCGTCGGCGCTGTCGGTGCCCGACTGGGGTTTACCGACGTAATGCAGCATCAGGTTATCGGCCCAGACATCGGTCGGGGTCTTGTCCTTATTCTGTGCGTCTTTCATCGAGGCCATGGATACCGGCTCGCCGATCACCACGTCTTCCAGCTGGAAAAGGTCTTTCAAAATCTCGATGGTGATGCGTTTGCGCTCGTTGGCTCCGATCGCGGCCTGGATCGCCGGATGGAACTTCAGCAGTGACATGACGCTGGCACCCATGGTCATCAGGTTCGGGCGCAGGCCTGTTTTGTTACGTACAGCCTCGATACCGGCTTCGATGAAGGTGATTGGATTACCCTTGCCATCCACCCAGCGTTCAGCGGCAGCCAGTGCTTTAACGGACGATGCCGGGTAGACGCTTTTATCCTGGGCCAGACGGGCTGCGTACAGTTCACGCTTCAGGTTGACGCCGCTGGTGACGCGACGAATGGCCTTTGCTTCTTCGTTGAACATTGACTCCGCCTGCTCGCGATAGTCCACCGGCGCGGCCAGATCGTGCTCGTTAAGAATCAGATCCAGTTTGCCGGTCTTCTCACGGACAAGGACGTTGCTGTCAGCGCCCACGGTACGCTCGGTGTCGTACTCCACAAAAGCCGATTTGCCGAAGGTCGGCACGGTCACGCCTTCCTTATCGGTCAGTACGATCGGGAAGATGTGCTCGCCGATTAACGCGGCATTTTTATAACCGCGTGCGATGCTGGTCAGCACCGGGTCAACAACGCGCTTACCCTTTAAATAGTCAGACATGTTCTCTCCTTAATTACAGGCAGCGGGAGACAGCAGCGTCGTAGCTGATGCCTTCTTTTTTCGACAAATCAAGCGCTTTCTGATGCAGCGCCAGACGGTCCGGGTCGGCTTCGGCAAATTCAGCTGAAGGCGTTGAAGCGCCGGTATCCACACGGTCCTTGGTCGCGTGCTCGCTAAAGCTCAGCACCGGTGCAGCGCCGTCCAGCAGCGTCTTAAACGCCGTGGCAGGCGGTAAGCTGGTATCGCCTTCGGCAAATTCCACCGGCTTATCGCCAGCAGAGACCGCATCCAGAATGGCGACAACAACGGACTTCGCTGCCGGGGCCAGTTGACCGCCGCTTACCAGCTTCTCAGCGTAGGAAACGTTGTCAGCGTGCAGTTTCTCCTGCTGACTCTTCGCATCCTGCTCGGCTCGCTGGGTGGCATCTGCCTTCAGGCGGGTATTTTCCGCCTGTAGGGCCTCAATTTCTTCTCTGGTCATCGTGTCGTTCTCTTGTTGAGGGTTAGGGTTTGGTTCGCTGAAATCCGGAACGGCCTGCACCGGCTCGCGGTACGCTTCTTCGCGCAGGGAATCCACCTGCCATGACGGAAGTACCTTGTCGGTTTCATCCAGCCCGAACTGACCGATCAGAAAGTCACGTAGCCGACCCCAGAGAGAGGCATTGGTGATATCGCCCCAGTCGGCAAACTCGACGACGCCTTCTTCCGACTCGCCAAATGACACCTGCTTCAGCCCCTTAATAGAGGGAGGCTGTGCCCCCAGAAAACCAACGTGGCGCAGGTAAAGCGTGCCGGGTTTCGGGTTGCTGGGTGAGTCCGGGAGATAGAACGAGGCTGAGACTTTCTTGAAACGCCCTCTGCCTACCAGTTCGGCAAACTGCGGGTCGAGCTGTTCAGGCTCGGCCAGCAGGTCAGCGCCACTGAGCCTTAGTGCTTTCACCCAGCCCCACGCCGGGTCTTCCGTTTTGGGGTGACCAATAACGAGCGGTGCTTCATGAACGGACGGGTCATAGGCTTTAACGCAGGCGGCAAGATCGCTTTGCGTAAACGGCAGTTTCGTGCCGTGCATGTCGGTATGAGTACCGGCTTTAAAAATATGAATGGCTGACATTGTGCTGCCCCGCATGATGTTGTCGGAGACAGTTTGTGGAAAAGCCGCGAAGAGCGCTTTTAATCTGCTTTAGAAAAAATAAGGGGGGAATACGACAGAGACAGAGAGAGGGAAGCAGGAGCGATTAAAGCCGTAAACGAGGGGGCTGTAAACCTTTATAAAGGCTCCGGGGCGGGTAACGCGGTAAATCGCCCGTCCCGGAGGGTTAAAATCAGCGACGGGCCGCAGATTCAAGATGACGCACAATCGTATCGAGGATGGGAATAACCACATCAGGCTGCAGCTCACCGTCCCCTGTCAGCGGCAGGAACGGGCGGGCCGGAAGCTCAACGGACTCATTGCGCCCCGTTTTACCACCGAACTGGTGGATCGGGCCATAAACAACGTTGGTCCCAACCGCTGCCTGCCTGTCATCGTGGTCTGTGGTCACGGACCCCATCAGCCGCCCGGTGTGCTGCAGCGTCTGACCATCACGATCCTGTGCAGCGAGCGACGGCGTCCAGCCCGGACGGCCCTCATCCAGAAAGTTAAATTGCGTTTCCGCCAGCAGGGTTCCGGCGATTTTCCGCATCGCGGGCTCCAGGTCAGTGGCGGCTAAATCCAGCGCCCGCAGACTCCGGCGCAGGGACTCATCGTTGATGGTGATATTGACCAGATTATCGGAAGCCATCGTTATCCTCTCAGTTCCTGCTGTGCCAGCGGTTGTAGCGTGCCCTGGTAGCGGGCAAGGTCAGGACGGTATGCCGCCCCCGGTGCGTATGACCAGCCGACATCGGTGGCCACTTTTGTGGTGCCGGTGTTGAAGGTGGCGACGTTCTGCATCTCGCCGGTTTTCTCTGAGACCAGCTTCAGCTCCCAGCCCATGGCGCTGCCCGAATTCACCACCTTCAGACCACGGGCGCGAACGTCTGACGCGCTCAGGGCAATCACCCCGCAGCGACAGCGCCAGCCGTTCGGCGGGTAGAACGCCTGCCAGAACGGGTCATCATAGCGCAGCACCAGACCGTGCAGCATCAGGTGGCTTTTGCGGGTATGACTGTCGTTGATGCCGGTATACATCCAGTACGGCCTGTCGTCGACGTTCTCCATCTGTTCGGCCCAGCGCCCGGCGCTGTAGAGCACGGACATATTAGTACGAAAAATGGTATCGAGACGCCACGGGCTGCCCTGCTGGATAGTCACCGGCTCACCCGTTACCGGGTCGGTGGTGTCACGCGGCCCCCACCATCCCTTACGCTGCAGCTCCGGCTTCAGCTCCGTTCTGAACCAGCGGTCTGTCTTGCCCTCGTCCAGCGCCTTCTGCAGGGCGCTTCGGATATCCTCCAGAATATCGAGGCGGGTTACTTTGGCCACGGTAAAGGCGCGGGCATGGGCATCCTGCCACATTTCCTCCCAGTCCCAGGTGATTTTATACCCTTTGGATTTCAGGTAACTGATAGCCCGCTTCGGGGGAAGCGTCATGCAGTACGCCAGCTCAGCCGTGGTCACGCTCATGCAGACGCCCCCAGAGTGTTGATACAAACAGGATACGGGCCAGCCGCTCCTGCAGGTCATCCGCATTCATCTGCGGGTACAGTTCGGCCAGCACGCCCAGCAGCTCCGGGGGGTTAACACCGCCCTCAACCTGCTTAAACAGCGGGGCCAGCACCGGCTCAAACACGCCGTTTAACGAGCCGCCGTTCATCAGAATATCCAGCGCATCATCCAAATCCTGCTGTGCCTGAATATCGGCATCAATCGCCTCGGCGAACGACAGCGGCAGTATGTTGTTCTTCTGGCGTTCTGAAGGCGGTGTCTCGTCAATATCACCGTCCTGCAGCTGGTACTCGCGCTTGAAGTATTGCGGGGTGAAGACGACTCCGGCGCGGCTGAGTTTCTCATCGCGACTGGCCTGCAAATCATCGACCGTTCCCTGTTCCCACATGCGCCAGACGGGACTGGCCACGTTGCCAAAGTTGAGCGCAACCACCTGGCGGATCACCTGATTTACCGCGCTTTCAACAATTTCTGCGTCGGCATCGCGAATATCGCTGGTAACTTCCAGACCGGCCTGTGCCGAGGCGCGGTTGCTGTTGGCCTCGGTGGTCTGGTTTTGCCCCAGCAGGGCGATAGAGATTTCGCTGCGGGCGAGCGTAATCAGATTCTGGTAAATATCGCTGCTGTCCGCTTTGCCTGCGGCCTCTTTAATTTCAATGGAGGAATCATCAGGAATAGCCGCCACGGCGTCTTCCACCATCGCCTCCATCGAATCCAGCAGCAGGTCAATCTCACCCTGTGCCGTCCCGCGTGGATGCTTACCGATAACCCACGGCGAACCGAATTTCTCGGCAAAGCGCACCCAGAATTTCATCCCGCCTTTCTTGAACGTCACGGGCCAGAAGCACATCGACAGGTCGGGGAAGCCATACGGGTTGTCATAGGTCGCATCCTGACGCGGTACCACAAACTTATTCAGCGGCACCAGCTCACCTTCCAGCCCGGCGTCTTTGGCCCGGAAGCGCAGCAGGTTATCGTTATCGAACTGGAACCACTCGGGTGGCTTGCCCACGATGTCGGTGACTGCCCAGGACTTAACCGAACGGCCCCACATGATTTCGCAGGGCTGGTATCCGTAGAGCACGGCATCGGTCATCTCGCCGATGATGCGGGAGATATCGAGATCGTCGAGCATGTCGTTTACAAAACTGAACACCCGCTCCGTGGCCTGCCCTCGTTCAAGCCCACGCTCCAGCGACTTGACCGCCGCTTTACGCCTGCGGATACAGCCACCAACCAGCGGGTCGGTACGCAGCTCGCGATAGATGCGGATATCCCGGCCCTGAGACTTGAGAACAGGATCGGGATTGGGCAGGTACATTCCCAGACCGAAGAAGTCGATGGAGCGGCTGCGTGACGCAATCTGCTCCGTCAGCGTCTTGTCCGGCTCGGCAAAGCTGACAAATTCATTGGGTGAAACCCAGAGTCCACGCGGCATCAGTAACCCTCCAGCATGCGGGCCGACTGGCGACGACGGCGTGAGCTTGCCTTCACCTGCCCTTTGTTAATTTCACGGCTGGCAAAGTACGCCAGCGCCAGCGCGATGGCTGAATCCCCGTGGCGTTTACCACCGTCCGATTTGGCTTTTGACCGTTGCTCCGGTACGCGCGGAACGCCGTTGATCACCTGAACGGCCCGCAGGTCATCCAGCGTGTCTTCATCCTTCGGCAAATCAGTCAGGTTGCCATCCTCCAGCGCCGCCTTGACCGGCGGCATATGCTCCCGGTACCAGCCTTCCAGAATTTTGACCTGATTAACCCGGCTGGAGCCGTAGCGCTGCATGGCATATTCAGCAAGATACGCGCCATTGCCCCCGGCATCGAACGCGGCTCCCATAAGATAGGGCAGGCCGTCCATCAGGAACCAGGTGATTTGTTCCTGTTGTTTAAACGGTACGTTGCGCAGCTCCAGCACGAACGGGACGCGGCGTACCAGATTCTTCTCCTGCAGCAGGGGATAATCCACCGACAGGTCACCGCTGCGGCCAAAGTCACGCCCTAAAAACGAGCTGGCATCGGAGGGGAGCGCTTCCAGCAGCGGCTTCAGGTTCTCATTCAGCCAGTCCTGCGTTTCACTGAAGCGCTCAGCGTCTGGCTTCAGCTCGTAGCCTTCCGGGCAGGTCAGGCGCAGCACCGGGGTATCAGGTGACATACGGGACTCAATCAGGGCGCGGGACAGCCAGGCACCGCCGCCGTTGGCCGGGATACAGTCAAGCTCTTCGGATGCGCCGGTGCCGTAGAATTTATACACCGACGCCATCCATGCCAGCTCAGCATCCTGCGTCCATTCCTTCCCGGTTCGCAGACAGACACGGTGAAACAAACCCTGCGCGACGGCTTCTTTGAAGGCAATTCGCTGTACGCTGCCCCCCTGACGCCCGGCGCGGATATCCCCAATGAGCGTATTGAACGGGTTGTCATCACCATCATGGGTGGAGATAACGCGCACCTTACCGCCCCAGATAAGCATTGCCAGCGCAGTCTTCAGCAGTTCGTCCAGCTGCTCATGGAACGCGGCCTCATCAATAACGATGATGCCCTGACGGCCACGCAGGTTAGACGGGCGGCTGGAGAGCGCGACAACGCGGAAGCCGGAATCAGGAAACTTGATGGTATAAGTTTTGATGTGCTTGTCGTCTTCGTTCTCTTCCCAGAAACCTTCTTCAATTTCGCTCGCGGCGTAGTTGAAGACCCGCGCCCACATGGCGCAGGCCTGGATATACTCGACGGTCATGTCCTGGTTATAGGCAATGTAATAAACGTTCATGCCACCGGCAGGTGCTGAAGAGGCTGCGGTCAGCACGTTATCGGACGCCTCAGCCTAGGTAATACCGGTACGGCGGCTCTTCTCAATCACCTTGAGCGGAGAGGTATCTGCCACCCAGCGCTGCTGGTAAGGCATCAGGGCGGCAGGTACATCCAGCGCCGAGGTGTCAGGCAGGACAGGAGCAAGCTGACTCATAGGGCAATCCCCAGGATTTCACGTCGCAGCGCCTGTACCGCATCAGCAGACAGGCCACCCTTGCGGGCAATCTTCTCGGCGTTACCCGCCGCCAGCCGGGCGCGGTCACGGACTTCGCTCTGAAACTTCTTCAGGTTGACGGAGGCGCGGGACAGCGTGGCCACGTTTTTTGCCACCTTGGACAGCAGCGCCACCCGCTCTTTGGGGTTGACTTCACCTTCTTCCGCTTCCTGCAGCTGAACGATGCTCTCGAACAGCTCGGTCTGGATCAGGGCGATGACGGCTTCCGAACGCGCATCCTGATCGTCAGCCGCACCTTCGGTCAGCATACGGGCCGCTTCGGTGGCCGCACGGATGGCACCATAGCGGCGTTCAATTTTCTGTCCATAGCGATGGATAGCCGATTTGCTGATGACGAAACCCTGCTCGCGCAGCAGGGACTCCAGCTCTGAGTAGCCACTGAAACCGGATTCATTCAGCGCCCGCTCAAGCCAGCGCCGCACGTTTTCCGGCAGCTTATCTATCGTGCTGCCTCTGGCCATTATTCACTCCAGTACTTTTCCGGGCGGGCAATGCCGGGGCCGCATTCAACGGTATATTCCACCAGGTCAACGCCGAGGCGGGTCAGATCGGCAAACCAGTCGCCGGAGGGTTTTTTCTCCAGTTCGACTATCCTGCGGTCGCCCAGATAATCCAGCTCCCGACGCAGCTCAAGATGCGTGGTGTCCGGGTAGATGGCGCGGGACACATCCAGCAGCAGCGTCTCGCTGGCGGTGTAGGGGTGGGTTTTGTTCAGAGCAACCAGCAGACTCCAGCGCAGGGATTCCCGGCGCACGCGGGCGATATCAACCATGGTGACCTCCTGTATGACGATACTGCTGTACCACTTCCAGCTTGTTGTAGAGTGCGTCCAGCTTGGCCTCAATGACCGTCTGGCCCCTGATGTAATCTTCGCGGCGGACGTAGTTCAGCGGTAAATCCGCCTTGAACCGCATAAACTCTTTTTCCAGCTCGCCCCAGTTGGAGGCGGACTGCTGCAGCGACTGCTCAAGGGAGGCGAACCGCGCCGCCTGACGCTCCTCCGCTTTACTGAACAGCCACTTGGCCATACCGCCAACAAAGCTCATAAAGGTGATAAGGAAGCCCACCACCGTCCAGAATTCAACCTGCAACGTCATTTTTGCAATCCTTCCCGTTCGTCCAGCAGCCCGTTTATCTGGCTGCGTCAGATGCGGCACTGCCTGGCATTGTCGATGATGTTGGCGAGGACGTCACGCTGGGAGACGCCTGAGTCGCGTAGCCCGGCGTCAGCGGCTTCAGGTTGCCCGGACGCTGCGCCAGTGCCGGTGCCAGCGGCGGCAGTTGCATCTGAAAGACCGCTGTCGACGGACGCGTTGTCATATCCGAGGGCTGCGTTGTACTGGCGCACGAAGCCGCGAGTAAACACGCACTCAATGGGATGGCTCTTGCCTTTTTCATCAATCCAGCGCTGTGTGACATCGTGAATATTCTCTTTAAGTTGTTGGTTCTGGCTTTCAAGCTGCGCTACCTGCCTTAGGTAACCGGACTCGGCGTTATGTCCGGCGGCAACCTGCTCCTGATACCGTTTTGCCCAGGCCCGCAGCGCAGCGTTCTCACGCGTTGCCTGCTCCGTTTTGTACGTGTCGAATGCTGACTGCAGCGTGGCGAGCGCCACATCCCCGTCGCGTTTAGCATCACTGTGACCACCGCGATACCCCCAGTGGTACAGGCCATACAGCACGCCAGTAACAGCGGCGGTCAGCAGGATGCCGCGCCACGGCAGTTTTTTTATCAGGCTAGTCCACACAGCTGCCGCCTCCCCAGGTGAGATAGCGAGGGGCCAGTTCGTGCAGGATGCGCTGCGGATAGTGACGATTTTCCCGTCAGTTGGCGGCGCTGCGTCCGGCATTCATCGTGGCGACATGCTCAAACCAGCGGGTACCGTCCAGCCCGTTCTGCACGGCCATACGCTTATCGCGCTGTACCCAGCCCAGCCCGCCGTTATATCCCGACAGCGTCATGGCCATCCGCTCGCAGCTATTGGCGGCGCTGACGCGCTGCCACAACCAGCGGTCACAGCTGACCAGCGCCCGGATGGCCCATGCAGGATTAAACGGCTCACGGCTGTTCAGGCCCGGTACCAGCTGGCTGATCCAGTCGGCGGTGGCGGGCATAAACTGTGCTATCCCCTGAGCGCCAACCGGCGATACCGCATCGGGTCGCCAGTCGCTTTCCTGATGCAGCTGTGCGGCGAAGTCTGCCACTGGCGCTGACATTCCCCATTCAAGCCGGGCATTGCGGATAACATCGGCGCGGTACTGCAGGGATGCCTGCGGGGGCTGTGCCGCTCTGGCCTGACTGAAAAAGCCGCCACTCCATAGCAATAAGGCTACCGTTGCTGAACCAAAAAGCCGCCACTAGAAACTGTGCCTGCCCGTGCGTGCGTGCCCGTGGCGTGCCAGTTTGATGCCCAGCCCCAGCAGTACCATCACGGCCCAGATAACCTGGGGCCAGTACATGTAGAGGGTCATCGTTAAAGCCCCGTGGCCACGGCCAGACAGACCGCTGCCACTAACAGCGCACGGCGGATCAATGCGGCAGAAAAGACCAGGTGGAGACCGGTCTGTACCGGGTAACGGCCAGACGCCATCAGCGTTTTATCATGCTTCAGGTACTGGCCGGGCCGGGCTTTGGGGAATAACGAACGATCGAGCCAGTAACCGAGAACCGCAGCGAGCGTGATGAGCGACAGCTTGTAGACCACCACCGGCAACTGCTGCGGCGATACCAGACCGATGGTACCGAGCAGCAGCACAGCGGTCAGCAGCCAGCCGCTGAGCCGGGGCTTTTTAACAGGGGGAATGATTTTCTTCAGGTTTTTCATGATGCGTCTCCTTGTGTAGTGGAAACAGCATCACAAATGTCGGGGGAAAGGGATTTTAAACAGCGTTAATAGTGTGGCGAAGGGCAAAAATCGCATGATGGCTTTGAAAGAACGACCAGCCCGGTGCGTCAACACCGGACTGGTCATCAACCCACAGGTATGAACTGTGAGCCAACCAGGGTTCAGTCAGTCTCGCGAGACCGGACTAGCCTGCCATATTTTCACCGACTGTAAAAGGCTTACGGATAATGAAACAACAATCTTTACCCATCGTCCCATGGATCGGCGGTAAACGCCGTCTGGCTAAACATATTCTGCCCCTGTTCCCGACCCACACCTGCTATGTGGAACCCTTCAGCGGTGCGGCGGCACTGTATTTTCTTAAGACTCCCAGCAAGGCAGAAGTCATTAACGATATCAACGGGGAGCTGGTGAACCTTTATCGGGTCATCAAGCATCACCTGGAAGAGTTCATCCGCCAGTTCAAATGGGCGCTGGTGAGTCGCCAGATCTATAAATGGCTGCAGGACACGCCGGAAGAAACACTGACCGATATTCAGCGTGCAGCCCGGTTCTACTATCTGCAGAAACAGGCGTTTGGCGGCAAGGTGGCAGATCACACCTTCGGCACCTCCACTACCAGTGCACCGCGCTTTAACCTTCTGCGCATCGAGGAAGAGTTGTCGATGGCGCACTTGCGTCTGTCGAGAACGCTGATTGAGCACCTGGACTGGCACAACTGTATTGAGCGCTATGACCGACCCCATACGCTGTTTTACTGCGACCCACCATACTGGGGAACGGAAGGCTACGGCGTGGAGTTTGGGCTGGAAAACTATGACCACATGGCGGAACTGGCGCGTAGCATCAAAGGGAAGATGATTATTTCGGTGAACGATATCCCGGAAATGCGGCAGGCATTCAGCGGACTGAATATCCAGACGGTGGATATCAGCTACAACCTTAAGGTCACGGGGAAAGCCTCACGACGGAAAGAGTTAGTGATTTGTAATTTTTAATTAAATAAAATCGGTACAAACTGGCTAAATCTGAACCGCTAACAATGGACAACATCATGAAATTTAAGGTCGCTGTATTAGTTTCTGCACTTTTAGTTACCGGAAGCACTCTCGCTGATAGCCTGATGAAGGCTGAATTCCATTCAATGCAGGAGTGTTTGTCAGCTATCAAAACTAATGGTGGAGAACCCCTAAAAATCATTCAGGATAAGCCTGACATGGTCACAGGGCGGCTACCAGACGATAAAATGTTCGCTTGTGAAAAGAAGGAAACAGGATCTAAAGGAACCTATTTTGAAGGTTGGTTTATGGTCAAGGATTAACAGTACCACCATCTTGGCAAGGCGATAAGGCCTTGCCACATTACTTCTTTTTTAAAAACTTTTCCCGATAAGCTGCTAGCTCAACCAAATTCCCTTTACCGAGAAATTCTTACTAGCCCTCTCACTACCCAGCAAATTTGCTCGGTTTAGGTTGAGTGAGGACTTTGCCGACCTCAAGAATAGCCCTCCGCTGCTCAGGGCTCATATCATCGAATGCATCCATCAACGCCTGTTTGTCTGATGATACTTCCTTCATTTGTGAAGTCTTTTCACCCAAAATGAATTGTTCACCAACTCCAGTAAGAAGCCAGTTGAGGTTTATACCCAACTGTATGCATAGCTTCGTTAGCCCTGCAATATTAGGTTCCCTATCACCATTCAAATAGCTTTGAGCTGTACGATAAGGCAGCTCGCAAATCTCAGAGAACTCCTTGATTGAGCTGATTTTCTTTTCTTTTAGGACTTCTTTTAATCGCTCAGCTATACACATTCGCATCTCTTTTATTGCTATATACACGTTTGTGTATATAATCTATCACACATAAGGCAAACATCATTGCATCAACCAAGGAAACAACGATGACTGCAGAACAAGTCAAATCACTCTTCCGCCAGCGTGGAGTCACTTTCACCCGCTGGGCAGAAGAAAATGGCTACAGCCGCAATGAGGTCTACCGTGTTCTTAACGGCTTCACCAAAGCCCGTTACGGCAAATCCCACGAAATTGCCGTAAAGCTGGGTCTCAAACCAGATTCAAAAGCGGCATAACGCTCTAGCCCGTGTAACAGATTATCACATATCGCAAAAAGGGGAATGTGACATGAGTAAGTCAAATGTATCCAGTTCTGGCTCCCGCATTCTGCGTGTTCTTAAAGCACTTCGTGGTCACGCCCTGAACGGAGTTTCTAACGGTGAACTTGCATCGGCCCTTGGCGAGTCCCCGGCGAATATCAATCGGGCACTGAATACCCTCATCGAAGAAGGACTGGCTCTGAAACTGGATAACGGACGTTTTGCCCCCGGAGTCCAGCTCCTACAAATCGCCATGGCGCACAGCACCGAGATGGCGCGGGCGCAGGATCGTATTAATGAAATTAACCAGCGTGTTATTGCTGGCAGTTGCTAAGGAGTTGAAATGGGACGCACAAAATCACAATCAGTTGAACTAGTGGAAGATGCACCGCTGACAGATGAGCTCAACGTTAGTCTTAATGCCATGACCGAACATCGCCTTGAAATCATGCAGCAGTTTGGCGATGGCCTCCCGTATGAACGAGATCGTATCGTACATGAGACGCGTTTTTACATGGCGCAGAGTGCGGAAGCCATGCTGGAGGCGGGCAAGAGGCTGGTTATTCTTAAAGAGAATGAACCGCAGGTAGAGTCTTAGGACGTGGTGTAAATTTGGAAGGATGGTGAGAGCCATTGGCTTATCCGGTAAGGTAATGGTTAATTAGACAATTATCTCAGAAGGAGTCAACCGATGGCCGACAACAGCATGACATTCAGCAACACCCTGATGCAACTCGGCGGCGAGGACTTTCTGCGTGAACTCACCGAATTTATGCTCAACCGCATCATGGAGGCCGATGTCACTCAGCGCATCAACGCAGAGCCTCATGAGCGCAGTGACGAGCGGGAGACCTACCGTAACGGCTACCGTGACCGTCAGTACCACACCCGCCTCGGTACCCTGGACCTGCGTATACCGAAGCTGCGTGAAGGCTCGTACTTCCCGTCCTTCCTTGAGGCCCGCAGGCTGTCGGAGAAAGCACTGAACGCGGTCATCCAGGAAGCGT